TAACTCTGCAAGTTTTTTAATCATTGCATCGTAAGTAGTACCAACTGTTGTCTGAACCTTGACGTTATCAAGCTTGTTAGACATCGACAGTTACCCCACCAGGTGAAGCAGCCATACTTCTAATTGCACCTTGAAGTACACGCTTACAGAGTTCAGATCTGGTTGGTGGTGTTGGCTTGCCAAACTGAGCGTCAAACCTTTCAGCACCTACCTCTTCTCTGATCTTTAATTGTTCTTCAATTGCTGCTTGGCGTAGCACATCGACTGCTTTGTTTATATCATCATCAAGTCTGATGCTGATTTGATTGGTTTCTTTTGAGGCCATAATTAGATTCGGTTAAAGAACTGTTGAGTAATCGAGGGTTGACACGCCTGCTCTAAATGGAGACTCCGCACTGTTATCCCTCGTTGGTTGTTGTACTGCTGGACTATTAGCAAGCAATAAAAAAAGGACAGCGTAGATTGTTAAACCTAACGCTGTCCCGATAGCCTGCCTAATCATCCCAACCAGGGATGAAAGCACGTTGATACACAGTTTGAGGATGATTGATCTCTTCCTGTCTGAGGTCTTGCTTGATCACCTCCCACTCGTCCAGATTCTTTACGCCTGGTCGATTGATAGGTTCAAGCCAGTGGTCTGTGTTACTGGATGACATTAGACAACATCCTCGCTCAATTCGTAATCATCGTAAGCAGCTTGCCAACTCTCAGGATAGTGAGGTTTATCTTGCTGCTCTTGATAATAATTCTCGGCGGTGTTTGCCATATCCTCGAAAGCTTCATCCATTAGAACAAAACTCCAAGAGTGAACACAACTGCAAGCACAATCCATAGACTGTCTAGCTGTTCTTTAACTGGTCTTAACTGCTTTAGTTCGGCAGTTAATGAGGCGTTTGTTGGCTTTGCCACAATAAAAAAATTAAATGGTGGGTGAATAAGGAGACTCGGTGTGAGTCCCTCATCTAACCCCGAAGGGCTAGAGGAGAGAGTCAGTCGTATGAGTCATAGGTTTTGGGTTGACCATCCCATGGCTCGACTAATCCCCAGTATTTAATGAAGCAATACTCTTGATCGACTCCACTTCCATACCCTTCTTGATCCTTCCAGTTTTTAATTCTTTTATTAAAGACTGGGTTAGCAGGTATATCAAGCGGCATTTTTTTGCCTGCTTGTCCCCACTTATCAGCACTAACTAAATGGCTCTGAAGCTCTTGTAGCCAAACAGTTTTTTTTGTGAGCTTAACAACCTTGTACCAGGTCGGAAGTTGCATAGTACAACCACCCATACAAAAAACAATTTGATCTTTTTCAAAAGCTTTTGGCTTTGTTGCTGTTGCTGTTGTCATTCTTTTGTGGCAGGTGAACAAAAAAGTAACTCGTTAGAGCTACTTAATCAGGGAACTATTAAAGAATCCCTGATTGAGTAGGTCTTAGATGCTTTCGTATCCGTCAAACCATGGCCCATATTTAGCAGTGTGAGCCTTGTTTGCTGCCTTAGTACAAGTTGAAGAACTTGTTTCAGGATCTGAACAGTGGGCTCTTGCTTCTTCCAGGGTTAAACCTACGAAGCCTCGCCTTGTCTGTGGGCCGCAGTTGCGGTCTTTGTAGCATCTAACAATCTTGTACATAAAACCTCTTAGTGGTGGGCTTGTCCCTCTTGATTGAGGGAATAGAGAAGGCAGGAATTGAACCTGCCCCAGGGCCTATCCCTTCTCTCCTGTCATAAATGACATGTATCTTTCTAGCTCTGCTTCATCAAGTCGGGTTAGTCCCTCTCTTGATGGAAGTAGAACTCCTACGTCCTCTTTCCCGTTCTTATCTCTCACTATGTCCACTGTTACGAAGCCAAAGTGAGATTGCAAGAAAGAGCGTGTCCTCTCAGGTAATGCCATTGGTTGAGTTGTCCAGGTTCACTCAACACCATATCACAATCCATTGTTTTTTCAATGGTTAGTGATTAGTAGTAAGTATTTGATTCTCTGCGGTAACAAACTAAAAGACATTTAAAGACCAGCTGGACTTCATTTAGTCCCAAAATTCGACCTGGTAGCCTTGCATAACTGCTTAATAGACAGTTATGCATCCTTCTAATCCTAGTCATACCAATAGGTACTACCCACCCCCTATTATTTGGACTTAATTTGGACCTAATGGGGGGTTAAAGCCTCGGTACTACATAACGTTAACCCCTCACATTTTTCCGATAAAAATGGGATCTGTGGGGATCTAACAAATATCTAATAGGGGGAATCTAGCGGGATCTTATAGGAGATATTCTATTCATATATGGACAGTTAGTAGTAGCAAGGGATTTGAGGGGTAGAATTAGGGTTAGTTAGCCTTGTCCAGTGGGGCTAATAGGGGACTTTCCTGTGGTGGGTGAAGTCCCCGCTAAAAATTGTGTATGATTAGGGAAAGTTACTGAGAGATTATGGCTAAGAAGAGTACGACAGAGGTATTAGGGGATTTACATGCAGGGTTGTCGAGTTGGTATTTAGAGAAGTTGCAGTCAGGGGAGATGACAGTTGTGGAGGCAACGAGTGCAGCAAAGTTTTTAAAAGATAATCAGATCAGTGCCCAACCAGTAGAGCAGACAGCGTTTGGTGAGTTAGCGAAACAGTTGCCTGATATAGAAAATGTCGTAGCATTTAAGAAAAAGAGGGCTTAACTATGGCACCATCTGGCAAGGGCACGTATGGAACTAAGGTAGGAAGGCCACCAAAGAAGAAGAAAGGAGGTAAGAAGTAATGGCAAAAGGTTTGTATGCAAACATTCATGCAAAGAGAGAAAGAATTAAAGCAGGTTCTGGCGAAAAGATGAGGAAGCCAGGAAGTAAGGGTGCTCCTACTGCATCTAATTTTAAGAAAGCAGCAAAGACAGCAAAGAAGAAGTAGATGGGAAAAGAAAGATGGCAGCCGTTACCTGAACAGTTCAGAGAGGACTTCAGGTATTTTTTAGTTGTCGTCTGGAAGCATCTTCAACTTCCTAATCCAACACCTGTTCAGTTAGATATAGCTGAATATATGCAGGATGGGCCAAAGAGAAGAATTATTGAGGCGTTCAGGGGAGTAGGAAAGAGTTGGATGGCAGCAGCTTATGTGCTGTGGCTGCTAAGGAATGATCCACAGAAGAAGATCATGGTTGTATCTGCAAGCAAGATGCGAGCAGATGACTTTGCACAATTCTGTTTAAGGTTAATTAGAGAGATGGATATATTGAGGTGCTTAGAACCAGATAGGGATGAGCAAAGAAGTGCGAGTAATAGATTTGATGTAAGACCAGCGACACCAGATCAATCCCCATCAGTAAAATCTGTCGGTATATTTGGACAGCTTACTGGTAGTAGAGCAGATTTAATACTAAGTGATGACGCTGAAGTTCCTAATACAGCGTGGACTGTAGGAATGAGAGAGAAGTTATTGTTATCTGTCGGAGAATTTAATGCAATCTTGAAACCAGGTGGAGAAATTATGTTCCTGGGTACGCCTCAGACGGAAGAAAGTATCTATAACAAGTTACAAACAAAAGGATATGAATGTCGTATCTGGCCTTCAAGGTATCCAGTAAAGCCTGAGAAGTATGGAAGTGCATTAGCTCCAATGATATTAGAGAAGTGTGGTGAGTTAAAAAATAATCCAACAGATCCTGATCGCTTTAGCGAAATAGATTTGATGGAAAGAGAATCTAGTTATGGTAAGTCGCAATTCACACTTCAGTTTCAACTAGATACAACGCTTAGTGATTTAGATCGGTTCCCTTTAAGGCTGTCGGATCTAGTAGTAATGGAATTAAATCAAGATGCACCAGAGAAAATTGTTTGGTCGTCTGGTGCTGAATATCGAATTAATGATTTACCTGCTGTTGGATTTAGTGGTGACTATTATCACAGGCCAGCATTTATACATGGGCAGTGGATTGAGTTCCAAGGATGCGTGATGATGATTGACCCTTCAGGCAAGGGATTAGACAGGACTGCTTATTCTATTGTCGCTCATCTCAACGGTAATTTATTTGTCTTAGAGGTTGGTTCTTTTAGAGAAGGATATACAGAACCTGTTTTAAAAGGATTAGCAGAAGCAGCTAAACGTAGAAAAGTAAAACTAATTCTATTGGAAGATCAATTTGGTCAAGGAATGATGGAAAGTTTATTGCAGCCATACCTTAGAAAAATTTATCCTTGCACGATTGAACCGACAAGAAGCAACGTCCAGAAAGAGAGAAGAATTATTAACGCTCTTGAGCCAGTAATGAATCAACATCGGTTGATATTTAATCGCTCGGTAATCGAAGATGATTCCAAACCTGAAGATGAAGATAGTGTCGAAACTGCTTTAGCACACCAGTTATTCCACCAGATGACGCATCTGACCGTGGACAGGCAAAGTTTGCAACATGACGACAAGTTAGATTCATTAGCTGGTGCAGTTCAGTATTGGAACGAATCTCTTGCTATAGATGAAGATAGAGCTATGAAAGAACGTGAAGCAGAACT